TCAGAAGAGATTTTTGCAGATACCCCTGTTTTGAAGTGTTCCGGCGATATCATTGATAACGCGGGGAGTAACTCGACCACCCTAAAAGACTTGCGCGATACCTACAACAATCACGATCACATGGTGAAAAACGTGCAGAGCGGCAGCTCATCACCAACCAGTGAAAAACCGGGAGAGCAGGTTCAATGACGGATATCACAACACTCTGGAATGCTGAACAATCCATCGGCGACTGGGCTGAGGCATCCGGAGACCTGCAGTCGGGCGACGACCTCGAGACGGCCATTTTAATCAGCCTCTTTACTGACCGGCTGGCGCGGGAAGATGACGAATACGATGGCGATAACCGCCGCGGATGGTGGGGCGATCAGGATCAGGATTATCCCATCGGGTCACGTCTCTGGCTGTTACGCCGTCAGAAACTGACGTTAGTTGTTGCAAACAAAGCACAGGACTTTGCCGCCGAGGCGCTGAAGTGGCTTACCGATGATGGCGTGGTTTCCAGCATTACACCCGTCTCACAAATCGTGTATCCGAACCGCCTTAACCTTTTTATCACCTACCAAAAGCCAGGACAGGACGCTGTGTCAAAGCGTTATTTCTGGGTCTGGGAGTCATAACCGATGCCATATAACCGGCCAACGCTCACCGAGCTGCGCGCGCGTAACCTCGCCGCGATTGAATCAGAATTAAAAGGAACAGGCACGCCGTTACGGTTTTCAAATCTGAACATTATCGGAACGGCAGATGCGGGCCTGGCTTATCTTCATTATGGCTATCTTGACTGGATAGCGAAGCAGTCAGTGCCGTGGAGCGCGACGGATGAAAATCTTGCCGGCTGGGCCGCTCTAAAAAGCGTGACGCAAAAAGCGGCCAACGCCGGGACCAACAACGCCACCATTTTCACCGGCACTGCCGGGGCAACTCTTCCGGCCGGTACCGTATTAAACCGGGGCGATGGTTACCAGTACACGACAGATGCGCAGATTGATATCGGACCGGCCGGCACCGCAACCGGCGCAATCACCGCGGTGCTTCCCGATCCTAATGACGACCCGACGGGCGGCGGCGATGCGGGGAATACCCCGGCAGGCACCCAACTGACCCTGGATGTCAGTATTTCAGGCGTCGATTCTACGGCGACCATCAGCACAGCCATCACTGACGGTGCGGATATCGAAACGGAAGATGCTTTCCGATCGCGTACACTTCTGGCCTATCAGAATACGCCTCAGGGCGGAAACGATGATGATTACGAAGCCTGGGCACTGGCCGTATCAGGCGTAACGCGGGCATGGACCGTGCGCAGGCTCATGGGGGCGGGAACGGTCGGTGTATACATCATGATTGACGGGACCGATACCTCGAATAATGGCTTTCCCGTTGGCAGCGACGGTATTTCTTCGCTCGATAGCTGGTCAGGGACGAAGGCAACCGGAGACCAGAAAAGGGTCGCTGACTACATTTACCCCATTCAACCCGTCACTGCGCTGGTGTATGTCTGCTCTCCGATTAAAACAACCATCAATTTCACGATCAGCGGTCTGGCATCGGCTGACAGCACAACAACGGCGGCAATTGCAGCAGCGATTGACGGCGTGCTTTTTGAATCCGGAAATCCACAGGGGGCCACGATCTATCTGTCAGATCTGCTGATTGCCATCAGTAATGTCAGCGGAACAGCCGGGTTCATTCTGACCTCTCCGTCGGCAAATATTACCACCGCGACCGGGCAACTACCGGTAAGGGGTACGGTGACGTACACATGAGCCGGTTTACCTTAGAAGACTACACGTCTGCGTTGCAAAATTTACTGCCAGTCGGGCTGGTATGGTCACGCAAAACTGATGGTGTTCAAACTGCCGTATTGCGGGCGCTGGCACAGTCATATCAGGACAGTGATGATGCTGCAGTAACGCTATTAACGGGTGCTTTCCCTGCGACGGCGACCATAATGTTAACTGACTGGGAAAAAACACTCGGGCTCCCGGACGATTGTGCCATAGGGGAAAATGACAGTATTGCGATCCGACAAAAATCGGTTGTGTCGAAGCTATTCAGCACCGGTGGTCAGTCCGCCGCTTATTTCATCGGTGTGGCTAAGGCCATGGGGTATGACATTACTGTCACTTTTTTTCGTCAGGCCAGAGCCGGCATGTCAGTTTGCGGTGATGCCCTGAATGGCGATGACTGGCCGTTTACCTGGCTGGTCACCGCGCCTTCAACAACTATCACCTACGCTCAGGCTGGGCAATCTTATGCCAGCGATCCCTTGCGTTCGTGGGGGAATAAGCGGCTTGAATGTCGCCTAAGTAAATTGGCACCATCACACACCATCGTATTATTTGGTTACGCCAACTAATCACTAATATCCGGAAAATAAAATAAGCGCCTTAACTGGCGAGGACATTTCTATGCAAAAGATTGGGAGTATTACCTCTACGGCAAATGCTAGCGGAGAATGGACGAACGGAAATGTGGCTGCAGGCACACCACCAACAATAATAGATGCCGCATGGTTAAACACGGTTCAGCGAGAAATTTCGAATGTGGTAATTAATGCCGGATTAACTCTGGATCCAGCAAATGATGCTCAATTGCTCGCTGCGCTTAAATTACTTACAGGTCCTGGCCGCCTGCTTTCAGCACCTAAAGCTTTTTCTGCAAGCGGCACTTATACCCCTACCCCAGGAACAACAAAAATCCGAGTAAAAGTTTGGGGAGCTGGCGGCGGCGGTTCGGGCGCACTAAATTCTGCTGCGCAAGGTGCATGTTCTGGGGGCGGTGGGGCTTACGCAGAAACATGGATTACAATTACTGCCGGATCAACAACGGCAGTCACAGTAGGCAGTGGCGGTACTGCTGGCGGTGCAAACTCAACGACTAGTGGTGGCGCGGGAGGAGCATCATCATTCGGTACTTATTTGGTCTGCCCCGGTGGTCAAGGCGGAACAACTACCGTACCAGGTGTGGGAGGCATCGCCCCCAGTTCAAATATCATTTCTTGTAATGGGCAATCGGGACAAGGTTCAACGACAAACCAAATATTAGGTGGTCAGGGAGGCTCAGCATTTTCGTCATTTGGTGGGTTAGCACACTTTGCGACCGCTGGTGATATTGGCGGGTATCCCGGAGGTGGTGGCGCGGGCGGTACCTCATCACAGTCAACATTTGGAGCGGGTAAAGGGGCGTCTGGATTAGTCATAATTGAGGAGTATGCATAATGGCGATGGCAATGATGATGGGTAATTTCGCCCTGATAAAAGACGGCATCGTTATCAATACGATTGTCTGGAATGGTGATGAAATTGACTTTGGCGAAGGTGTGACCTCAGTCGAATTAACAGCTGATGCGCAAGTTGAAACGGGGTACTCATACGCAAACGACTCGTTCACCGCTCCTCAGCTGACAGCTGACCAAATTGCCGCACAAAACGCACAGAAGCTAGCGAATAATCAGTCACAAAAAACATCCCTGATGGAGATTGCGAGGGAACGAATCTCAGTACTGCAGGATGCTGTTGATTTGGATATGGCTTCTGATGCGGAAACTGCGGCGTTGCCGCTGTGGAAAGAATATCGAGTGTTACTGAGCCGGGTGGATACGAGCATTTTGGGTAATTTGGCGTGGCCTGAAGCGCCATCATTTTGATCTCACATGCTGCCCATGGAAGAGGGGGAAGCATCGAATTTCCGTTAATTATGTGACAAAACTCAATTGGTAGTTGATGTTGAATTTAGTGGTGTTAAGATGATGCTGATTGACAAAATAGTATTTTCGCAAGGAGTTGGCATGCATTCATTAGTACACCTAAATGCGGGCAATGAAGAGCTGCTTATCGCAGCCAATGACTCGAATAGTTTCGCTATTGATGGGGATAGTAGCGTAGCCCTGAACTCAAAATCACTCTCCAGAGTCACTAGCGTTTTGCCTGTTGCTACAGAATTCAATAGTGAAACATACGATATAAATAGAAAGCCTACTTATCCAATATTTCATTATTAATATAAGCACCCTAAAAAGGGTGCTTATATATTTAAATGTTTGACTTTATGTCTTTTGCTATTATTTTATGAACGATCCCTTTATTAGGTAGAAGGATTTTTTCTAAATACTCCACCTCATTGCTTTTATCTTCAAGTGTTCCATCACTAAATTTATCTAGTAAAGACATGACACCAGTAAAGTCGTTAGTTATGTGATTGCACTTTGCAGCAAGATATCCTAATTCGTTAAACGTGGCATGGTTTTCATTTTCTATAAAAATGGATGGTTTATGGAATAGGGGATATTCGACTATAAAAGATATCCCATCAGTGACAAGAACATCCGACCATTCAAATGAAGAAACATAGTCATAATCGAAGTCCGTACTGGTATTAACTAACGACTCCCATCTAGAGAGAAAATTATCAATACTATTTTTTGTTTCTTCAGACTTTGCTCGCATGAAATCAAAAAGAGCAGGGTGTGGTCTTAACTTTATATGAATGTTTTTATTTTCCTCAGCATAGCGCAAGAAGTCTAAATAGTTTTTATCGAATGTACCAAATGATAGCCATCCTTCATCTACGCTATGATGTGGAGCCCATAATATATTTATTGTTCGTTCTTTTTTATTAGTCCCTTCATAATTTCTAGTTTCTTTCATTTTAGTATGAATGTAATCCAGTTTCGGGTGTCCGAAATATCTGGCGTTCAATCCGCGCATGAGGGAGTTTTTGCACAATTCGGCATAAGCATGTTCTGTATCACAATAAATTCGCCAACTATTGTTGTGTAAGTCCTGGTTAGATTGGAAATCGAAATCAGTTCCCGATGAAATATTCTTAACTATATTTATTGCGTAGTATGGTACATAACACAACTTTGCAAAATTTATTTTATTTGAGCCAAATCCCGGAGGTATGTCATGATCCCATGGGGACTGCCTAAATATAACATCTGGCGATAATGTTGTGAGGATAGTAGATATATCTTTATCAGAGTAACTACTGATCCTCATATGATTTACACCGATTTTTGATAAGGCAGCACTGGTAATATCTTCACCAGAGTACCCCCCTACACCAGGGAATGATCTAGGGATACTTGCGATAGTCACTCTCAAGTCAGGGTCGTTAGATAATTCAAAGTACAAATTAGCAACTGAATACCATGTATTCATATTATGGATTAGAAATAATATGTGAGGCGCTACTTTATTATATTGATTTCTTTTTGAAATTATATTTAAAATGCTCAGTATTGTTTTTGCTTCATCTCTTAAATCATTTGACTCTACTAAGTGTAGAGTTTCAGATGATGTTTCTGATAACTTTTTGTTAGATAAGAAAATTGAAATTAGCGATTTGTTTATATCTGACATGCCATTATTGTAATTAGATTTTAAGTTTTCAATTTCATCTTTAATTTTCACTAATTCATCAGTTAACTGTGAAATTATTGTTTTGTCCTTATTCTTCTCATCAATAAAAGTGTTGTGTGCATGTTCTATATTAGCTGAAAGTTTATCAATGCTAGACTTATTCTCATTGATTCCGTAATGAATATTTTCAAATCTTTTCAGAAATGGAGAAAAAATATATTTGGCTAGTTTTTTCATTTTTGAGCCTTTTATGATTTAGATGTGTAATAATTTTATAATCATCTAATAAGCTACCACAATAGAAAGAAGTAAAATTAGTTTTTTTAAGATAAGTCCGAGGTATGTCAATCAATACCGATTTCACCGATACTGACCTACCAGCTGAACATGAAGAACTGTCTTCTTAACTTTCTTTCCTTATCGAACAGTCGCACCAAGTTGCTCTATTTCAAGTCATTCTATGCTAGGCTCATTAAAACTACTCCGAGGTACTTATGCTTACAGATGAAGAAGATTCCCAAATACGGCAGGAAATTGGTGAGGCAGTTATAATGGTACTTGAGGAAGGCAAGATAGTTAGCGTTGAAACAATCATTACTCAGTTGGAGCAAAAGCACCAAAAGGTGGTTCATCTGCATCACAAGGATAGGTTTTGGAAAGCTATTGATCTCCTGATAGGTAAATCATAAAAAAATCCCTCACGAAGAGGGCCAGTGAATCATCACAAAAATTTAGTTACGGAACAGGAGGTTTACTCCTTTGCCAAGGATAGCTCATAACTAAAATTTAGCTTAAGTAATATTGGTTTCGTAGTTAAAAAAAACGTCCTATGTCTAAGTGAAGTTTTTTTTTAACACAATAGAGGTATAGACGTTCGCCTATAACAACTTTGAGATTTGAGCATCAATTCTGATTAGTAGTCGTCATCAGAATCATCCATTCGTGAACTGACTACCCACCATATAAAACAAGTTATTACAATTACTGAGGCTGCAAGAATAATTAGAAATAGTTTCATTGAAGTTATCCATAACATATCGATGAGTGTTTTCCTACGAATCTAAGCCGCTAAAGGGGGGCTTAGAAATATTAGGAATGAAATTATCACTTTAAGAAATTTTTTTCACTAGAACTTTCAAGAGTAGCTGAACTTTCAGAAGTTTCGTACTTAGATGTCAGATAAATATTAATTTTGCCAGTTGATGAATTATAAAGACCAGTTTCCTCTCCCACTGCACTATTGCTCTGAATGATAATGTGGAAAAAAGAGCCCGAGTTAAAGTCGGGCTATCAGTAGGTAGGTACTCATGGCCTTGGCAGGCTTGCTGATCTTGTGTCAGCTGGTTTGAGAATAGTGCAGGATGGTGACTTAGCAAGATTACAGGCACAAAAAACCCGGCTCGGTGGCCGGGCTATATTACTGTCAATGATGGTAATTGATTGACTTACCAGCTGCCGTATACATATGATCGAAATATTTAGCCATATCATCAGCACTATGTATATTGAAAATATTATCAGCGTAGCCTTCAACCAAGTTGAGTTGGGGTACTCCCAACTTATCATCCCTAGCTGTTTTCGCCGCATATACCACAAATGATTTTACTTTCCCTAATAAAGCCTCTTTTGCTTTTGTAATCGTGATAGCTTTAAGGGCCGAGTCACCCATTTTCTGCTTTAGACTGTCATTTCGCAAATCAAGGGTTTCGGTTAAATGGTAAGCACCATTTTTAAGCAAAAGTTCGGCGTAGATTCCTTCATCCTCAGATATTGGATAATTTGAGACAACACGATGATTATTTATATCGTTGATATCCCTGCCTAAAATACCAGCATTGCCGAAAATTTCTTTTAGCTCAGTGATTATTCTCTTGTTTTGTGGGGCTCTATTACTGGCAAAAGATGGGTTTACATATAACTTCATTAACGAGTCAATTTTATTATCATAATCAGCAGGATTTTTGAGCGCAAATGCACCAGGAGCAGATAGCTGTAAACTGCCACATAAAACCTTGGAAAGAGAATCGAAGTCTTGAGTTAGAGAATAAATCCATTCGATTTCATTGGCGAATTCATTCAAAGATTCAAGCTTTACTAAGCTTGTCACGGCCTTCAATTTACGGGCATTTTGCAAAATTCTTATATCTAAGCCAAATTCGTTACACACGACAAGCCCAACATTGATTGACTCTGCTCTAACAGGGTCTGGTATCAATCTTATGATACTAAACTTAAAACGGTTCATCGTGTGACCTCACTCTCTACACTACTCAAACGCTCCATACGTGATTCGCTGTCCCACCACGATATCAAAGCTTGTTTTTGCAAGGCATTGAGCCATGCGTCGGGCATGCCTGAAAAAATATAGTCTATGGTCTTAACATCTACATCTTTGAGTTTATTCAAAACACTACAGGCACTTGCGATCAGATCAGTATCAGAGCCTATCACTTGCTTTATAATAGCCCAAACTAGGTTTGTTTTGCAGTTTTCAGGCAGCAGTGTAGACCCAATTTTGTTCGGCCATCCGTGAACAAAAGAAGATAAACTGAAGTCGAACGCTTCAACCGCAACTGTATTTTGTCTAGTTTGAACATAGAGATAGTTGTTGAAATGACGATCAACATTATAAATAAACTGGTCATAGGCGTAGATCGCCCATAGCTGTTTTTTCAAATAAATAGAAGCATTTTTCAACAGTTCAGACCATTGATTAAGAACCAGTGCTTCTCTGTAAGCTGCTAAATTTATTTTTGAACCAAAAAAATGCTCTTGGCTCTGGGGTTCTAAAAGCACTCTACAAGTTGGAGTTGGAACATTACACATTTCAGCTAATTTCGTACAAAACCATTCTGAGGCTGGAACGTTGAACGGGTGGCTAACCTGAATCTGGGAATTCTCACCATCTCTAACGCCTTTGATCGCATATTCCAAGCCGTCATTCGCAATCGCAAAAGTTTTCAGATGAACCGTACTGCCATTGGGCGGGGTCCACTCTTCAATTTCAAGACCAAAAAGCGGATGTTGTTCTGTCGGACAATCAATCGCTTTTCCAGTTTTTGGATTAGGTTCCAAGATTACTCTCTTCTACGTAGCTTCCCTGAAAATAAAATGCGTTCGGGTCTTTGCCTTTTACGCTGCTGTGTGAACTACCGGCAGTTGCCGAAAAAACTTCTCGTCATCATAGACTGGATAAGCAGCAACACAAATACTGTGGATATATCAGGGAAATACCTACAAAAAATTAGTAGGAAAAAAGGTTCTTATATCAAAGTGGGAAGGGGGAACAAGGCAACACTGAAATTAGAAAGGTTATGGCTGAAACCAATCATCCGCGCTTTCCCACGTCTCCTGAAGCATCATATCAATAGCTTCTCTATCGTCAGGCGAACCGCCCAGCACCGACATCCCATCATTGCCAGCTCTACGAACGCTGAACTTGGCGTCTGGGTAATCTCGCGTAAGCCTTTTCTCAAACTCTGCTCTAAATGCTTCGACCGCACCGGGGGGCAACTGCTTGGTTTTATCGATAGTCACTTCTACACGCATAAATCCCCCTTATTCCACACCGAGCCAGTTACCGGCATCATCAAACATCTCTTCCACTATACCGGCCAGAACCGCCTTCTGTGCTTTGCTGGCGTCCGTGTTGATGCTACTGAGTGTCACCATTGGTTTAACCTTCACGTCAGCATCAGGGAAGGTGCCATGAACCCGCTTGGTCAGTTCAGCCAGGATCAGCGCATTGGCGTTCGGTACACCGGCCATATTTCTTTTGTCGTAAATCAGCTCAACAAACATAAATCACCTCAATCTAAAAAAGTGGAACTGGTACCGGCATCTTCGATACCAGCCTCGATGTACTGGACCCGTTTCTGCAATTCAGAGATAAGAGCTTTAGCTTCTTTGAGGCGGATCATCACTTGCTGATCTGGATAAGTTTCAGCCTTGAAATCTGCAATGCCTGACAACGTATCCACGAAAGAGGATTTGAGAAGCACAAACTCGCCGAAGGCGCTATGTGCTGTTTGAAAGTCAGTCAGCAAACGCATGCCACTGAACTCGTCTTGGTTTTTCAT